TATTGTGGCGAGTGATACAACTGGAGTTGGCATTACTGCGGAGACAAAGTTCTTTATCAGAACAGAGACTGTGCTTGACACCATTGCAGTACCACGTTTCTTTTTCTTTGATAAGAAGAGTGGTGAGAAGATATACTTTAAGCCATAAAAAAAATTAAACAAACGAATAGTGTAAGTAAATGACACACGCAAGTCTATTTAGTGGTATCGGTGGTTTTGATTTAGCTGCCGAGTGGATGGGGTGGGAAAACCTATTTCATTGTGAGATTAATCAATTTGGGAGAAAGGTTTTGGAATACCATTTCCCACAAAGCAAAAGTTATGAAGACATTACGAAAACAGATTTCACTATTTGGCGAGGACGAGTCGATGTTCTTACAGGAGGATTCCCATGCCAACCCTACTCAGTTGCAGGAAAGCAAAAGGGAAAAGAAGATGAGAGACATCTCTTCCCTGAAATGCTTAGAGCAATACGAGAAATTAAGCCAAAGTACATCGTGGGGGAGAACGTTTCTGGAATTATTACTTGGGATGGAGGATTGGTATTCGAGGAGGTGCATAATGACTTGGAAAATGAAGGGTACGAAGTACAATCGGTTGTTCTTCCGGCTGCAAGTGTCAACGCTCCCCACAGAAGAGATAGAGTGTGGTTTGTTGCCTACTACAACTGTCATGTACACGAGGGAGGATTGGACTATAGAGGAAATAGAGGAGAGGCAGAGACAAGTAAAGGAGCAGACAAACAGCAAGGAGGGTGGAGTGAAAACAGGCAACGGATTCGGTCTAAACTTAGCACAAGTGGCGAAGATGCTGCCGACACCGAATGCCTCAGACAACAGAGATCGAGGGAGTATGAACAACAAATGCAACAAAAGGAGGGCAGAATTGGGGAAACAAGTAGGTCTTACTGTGGTTATGAAAACAATCGCAGAAGATACGAACGACCCAACTTTGATTCCTTCCCAACTCAACCCCCTGTTTGTAGCAGAAATGATGGGATTTCCGATAGTTTGGACTCTATCCCCTTTTCAAAGTGGAGGCAAGAATCCATCAAAGCCTACGGAAACGCAATAGTTCCTCAAGTGGTATATCCTATTTTTAAGGCAATACAAATCATAGACAATGACAATGAAAGAGATAAACAAGCTATCAGCAATCTGCAATAACTGTGGATGTTATGAAATGGAAAAAAGGCACGACCACTATTGGTGTGATTGGTGTGGCAATGAGCAAAGCATTGATGAAGACGAAAGACGATAATAGTTTTTATTTAGGCATGGTGGTAGGAGCTATTGTGTCTTTAATTGGGGTTGCATCTGCAATTATGTTGAATGGAATTTAAAGAAGCATTGGCATATGGTAAAAAGTTTGAGGAGTACATTCTTGATAGGGTGCATTTAAAATATCCATGTGCATTTATTGTTCCAGGAAAGTTTAAGCCTTACGACATTTGGATTCCAGAAATAAACAGAGCGATAGAGGTTAAAGCTGATCTTAAATCTCAAGAGACTGGTAATATAGTTATTGAGATTGAAATGTTTGGCAGACCATCTGGATTGCTTACAACCAAAGCAGATGACTGGGTAATATGCACAGGGGATTATTTTTATTGGATAGAACCACAAGAACTTATAAGGCAGATCATGTTATGGAATAAGCCTTATGTTAAGTTTGTGGGTAATGGTGATAAGGCAAGTAAAAAGGCTTATTTAGTTCCGGTGCATCTTATAAAAAAGTGGTGCAGTTCTTGGATAAAAGAAAGCATCAACATAGAATAGCTATGATAAAGAACAGATCAAATAAATGGTTTTTCTTACTTTTACTAATGGCATCATGCTATAATAATCATACAGATAAGTACAAGGCTGTAGGCTATAATTTTGCCATAGAGGTCTTATCTCGCAATGAGTCTACCATAGAGGCAAGAATGATATGGAATGAGCTTAAAGAGGATGAGGTGGACTGTCGGGTGCTAATTATGGATAGAAGAATACTATCTCAGTATGAGCCATGTCCTTTGTGTCCAAATAAATGTGATGAGTGATCCGAATAAGATAAAGACATACACTTGTAGAGTGTGTAAGGCTAAGTATGAAAGGAAGATGGGTAATACTTGGTGCAAGTGGTGTAGTGAAGAATGTCAAGATGTCTACATTAAGGGAGTATTAGAAAAAGAGAGGAAGAAAGCGTGGAGACAGAAAAAAGAGCAATATAAGAAAGAGTTGGGGCTTACGACAAAGGTCGACACCCTTCAAAAAGTTATCAATAAGATAGTGATGGTCTTAGATGAAGACCAACCATGTATGGCACGACCTTTTGACAATAACAATAGGTTTGAGGCTGGTCATGTAATTCCTCGTGGTAGATATAAGTCTTTGTCTTATCACCTTTGGAACATACATAAGCAAGGCACTTTTTCCAATAGGAGTCAGACTGACGATGGATTGATGCTAGAGGGATTAGAGGTCAGATATGGTTTCGAGAGGCGGAAGTATGTAGAAGGATTACCTTTGTTGTACCCTACTCTTAAATTAACAAAGCCGGATAAGATGGCAGCATTGAAGAGGGCTAATGATGTTCTCAAGAGGTTGCAGTCTGGGGAGGAGCTTAGTAGAGATGATATTAATAAACTTATAGGAATTTATAACAATGAAACATCAATTTAATATAGGTGATAAGCTGGTAGCTAAGTCTATAACCTATGAGGTATTAGGCATAGACACTTTTGTGTGGAGTATGGGCAATATGCCTATCTATAGAGTTAAATGTAGAAACCGGTTGGGTTTCGAGTGGGAGGGAAAGATAAGTGAGGAAGTATTAAATAAGGCAACATTTATTAATTAATAAAAACAATAGAAATGACAGACAAAATTTATGTTGGCAACGCAAAAACAATCAACAGTAAGTATGGTGATTTCCAAAAGATTCAGTTCCACAAGGATGACATCAATAAGATGGTGGAGTTTATGAAGAGCGAGGGAACTGATTTCATCACTATTGACTCCAGAGAGAGAAAGTCTCCTTCTGCAAAGGGATGGACTCACTATATGGAGGTAAGCCAATGGAAGCCGGATAATCAGAAGGCTGGTAGTTTAAAAAACCCTAAAAAAGATGGTGACTTACCTTTCTGATGGCAGACATTATATTTAAGGATGGAAAACCTATTGCATTGCAGAAGTTCTCACTTAGGGAGCTTCTCAATGTAGATGGGTGGTTTGACTTGTCAGACGAAGAAAAGAGAATGCTCATCAAGTTTGATCTCCAAGAGGCGAAGAGGCAAGAGGCTGAAGATGATGAGTTCTTTAGATTACTTAAAAAAATCAACGAAATATGATACATGATGATTTAGGGTTGTGGATACCGGCAGAGGTGTGGGATGATACCAACCTGACTTTTATGGAGATATTGTTTTACTCTAAGGTAATGAGTTTAAATAGGGAGGGTGCAGTACGCCAGTCCAATGCTTACTTTAGTGACTACTTTGGTTTTACTAAGGGTAGGGTGTCTCAGATAGTCACCAATTTGAAGAATAAGGGATATATCCGTAGTGAGATCCGTAAGGAGAGGGGTGAAATTATTGGAAGGACTATTGTTCTTTTAAAGCATAAGAATTTGCCCATTCCAGGATTCGGTGTTGTGGCTCAAGAAGATGAGCCGGTAGAAGACTCTCTGGTGTTCCCTAAAGCCTTTGAAGGTTTAACGGATAAGTTATCTATAGAGAAGAAAGAACTACTCTTAAAGTGGGTAAATTACCGCCAAGAGTTAAAAAAGCCTATTAAGATAAAGTCTACCGCTAGAAACTTGGTGGACAAGTTCCTTGCAAATTCTTATGTCGATTTAAAGACTGCCGTAGACTCATCTGAGGCTAATGGATGGCAAGGATTGTTTATCAGAGAGGCAAAGTTGGATAATTCACTAGAGAAACAAACTAAGACGTATAGAGAACTATGAACTTAGAAAAATCGCTCATAGGATGCCTACTCAGAAAGCCTAGTTTAATATACGATTCCAGAATCAGACCTCAGCACTTTTCAAATAATGCCCATAGAGGGCTTTTTGAGGCGATTTCAGAGCATATCTACGACCAAGATGATATTGACCTTAGCTTGGTGTCAGATATCGCCTTAGAACGCTTTAAAATCAGTTTTGAGAAACTCAAGGATGATTATATGTATGCTTGTGTCACCAAAAACTTTAAAAAGTATGAGGATGGCATTATAGAGGCATATATGAAAACCAAGCTCTACGAGATAAATTCAACGATCTCTGATGGCATTTTGAGTGGCGATGCTCCGGAGAAGATAATTTCTTTGGCTCTTAGTGGCTTAGATTCCTTTTATGAGGATTCCGACAAGAAGGATTACCACGTTGGAGCTATGACTAAGGATTTTATGGACTCCATTTATGCCTCTACGGAACATAAGGGGATGAGTGGTGTATCAAGCGGTATTCCTAAGTTAAATTCTCTTACCGGTGGATGGCAGAATTCAGATTTGATAATTCTTGGGGCTAGACCAGGAATGGGTAAGACTACCTTTAGCCTTAATCAGTTATTGGCGAGTGCAGAGAGTGGCGTTCCTAGTGCCATCTATAGCTTGGAGATGAGTTCCGATCAGCTCCTTATGTGTATGGTAGAGATAAAAACAGGCATCAGCACACAATATATGAGGACTGGGTCGTTGAATAGCGAGGAAATAAGGGAGATAGAAAAAGCTCTTGAGCACATCAATAAATTACCTATCTTCATATATGATGATAAGATAACCGTTGAGGATATTGTCAATTCCATAAAGTTCTCTGTACGGAAGTATGGCGTAGGCTTGGTGGTTATTGACTATCTTCAGTTGATGAGTTCGCAAAGGTCGGGATTCAATAGTAAGCAAGGAGAGGTGGAGTATATGTCTAGGATGCTGAAGCTGACTGCTCATAAGGCTAATTGCAACATACCTATTATATGCTTGAGCCAGTTGTCAAGATACCTTGAGAGGAGAGAGAATAAAAGACCTATGCTTTCTGATCTCAGGGAGAGTGGAGCTATAGAGCAAGATGCGGACATAGTATTATTCTTATACAGAGAAGGGTATTATGTTGATGTTGCTAAAGAGGATGATTTTACCGAACTTTTAATTCCCAAGCATAGGATGGGAGATACCGGAATGATTAAATTAACTTTTAAAAACAGAAAATATGAATGATTTAGGTTTCATGCAAGGAGACTACGAGATAGAACTCACCTCTTTGGAACTGTTAGAGCCTATGGGATGCTCACAAGTGTTGTGGTATTATGTCACCAATGGCTTTTTTGAGGAAGAACAAATAGTCGCTATTAATCTGAACTAATGAAAATCCTTGAAAGAGTACACACTTATTTAGATTTCCAACGTATGCCCAATAAGAGGAAATGTTGGTTGATATGCAACTCTTGTCACTACCGGTGGGAAGACATAGAAACCGAGTATGTACACATGGTTTATAATGATGGAACGAGGTTTATTTGTGATGAATGTGCAGAAGAAATAAAAAATAATTCCTCCAACACTTGACTTTCTAACTAGGTATATATAATTTAGCATTATTATTCACTAAAACACTAACAAATGTATTGGGATCCGAACCTACCACCAGAAGCTCAAAATTGGCACTTGGAATACCCTTGTGAGCCATTGGATGACGAACCAATGGATGTTGAAGAGAGACACGAGCGTTAATCGTTTATCTTTATGCTTGACCTGAGTAAGTCGCAAACTGCTCACCTTTTTAACTAAACAAAAATAAACAACTATGAAAATTTACAAAATAGAAAAATGGGATGGGAAGAAGTTGATTTCTTCATTTGAAGAGCAATCTAACATGGGTTTTAAAGAATGGAAATATAGACGTGCGATGAAAAAGTGTGGTGGTTTTAGGGGAGAATTAATGAGAACTTATGTTGATGGGGTTGAACAGTTTGGTAATTGGTAAAAAACAAACCGCTTATTGAGAAAGTAATAAGGTCTGAAAATGGAGAAAATTCCATTTACAATGACAAATAACACTACATACAAAAAAGGTACAAGTAAAACGCTTGACCTGAGCAAGTCGCAAACTGCTCACTTTTTTATCACTTAAAAACAAGCAAAGACATGAAAATTCAAGGCATTACATTACAAAGAGGAGACAAATTTCAAGTAGGTGAAGATTCAAGCATTTATACTTTTATAGATGTAACAGAAAGCAAAAGAGGATTTTTAGAGCTTAATTCTGAAAATGAATTTGACTCAATCAGTTCTTTTAGAATAGACACGATGCAAGTAAATGGATTATATATTAAATTAGTATAATAAATTAGACTTAAAAAAAATCAAAACCATGAAAAAATTAAAAGCTAAAGATTGCAACTATGATATATCATTCCTTGAAGAAAACATACACATCGTTCGTGATGTTTTAGATTATCTTGATGACAATGGAATATATTGCGATAAGCCAAAAGACATTGCCTATTTTATGAATAAAGCCAATGACAACACAACCAATAAAAAAGATTTTGGCTTCTTGATGTATTTGATCGGCATGAAACATTCTATAGCAATACAAGAATATAACAGAGAGCGAGATATGGTGAATATGCTAGAAAATTTAGACTTGAGTCAATCAATAAAGGGAGAAGCATAAGATATAGTTTTTTCATGTTACTGTTTTGTTAGTGCCTCACCTCTTCGGTGGGGCTTTTTTTATTATCTTTAAGTTATGAAACAGACAAAAGCCAACAGACTCGATTTAAGACGCTCAAAGTATGAAAAGGTACTCACCCCTCACATAAGGGGAGAAATGCTCTTAGAAGTAACGCTAAGTGCCTTAAAATTGAAATTTAGGGGCGAAGGAATGCTTATGAGTACAAAAAAACTGTTTGGGGTGTGTGATCGCCTAGACAAAGCTGGATTCGAGTCTTATATAAGTGTGGAGGACTTTAAGCCGGTTGTGTACCTAAAAGAGAAAAAATAAAAAAAACGAAAAAAAATAAAATCAAAAAAAATCAAAAAAATCAAAAAAATCAAAAAAATCAAAAAAAATAAAATGGAAAAAAATCAAAAAAAATTAAAAAAAATGATTTTAAATGAATTTGAAAATAAAATTGATTCTTTTATAGAAAATATAATTACAGAAGGAATAGCATCAGATGAATTAATTGAAGACCTCGGAATGATAAGAGTCCTGGGCAAAGGAGATTATCTCATCGTAGTTGCAGCAGTTCCAGACACCGGAGTTCACCCATTCGACAGAATAAACTATAACTAATGGAAATCCCTAAAAATTACAAAGGAGATCAAGACATCTACATCCATTTCAAGAGGATCATAAAAGAGCTTGGCGTATCGGAGCAAAGCATAATGAAAGAGATCCATGGCTACGCATCTGAGGTCAGCTACCGCAATGCAGCCTCTAAAGACTGGAAGACGAGAGAAGAGCTCTATCTGGTCTTCATAGCTCACTATGCAGTCCTACTGCCAATCATCGAAAAAAAGCTGCGAGAGATGTGGCAGAAGTTTGAAATTTAATTTTTGCCCAGAGGGAGATTGAGAATTTTGCCCAGAGCGAGATTCAGATTTTTGCCCAGAGGGGTTTTGCCCAAAGGGGGTTTCATTTTTGATACATTACCGATTTGGTAAAAAGTAGTTGCCGGATCTGTGGCGGATTTGCTCCTGGCTTAGTGTAGATCTTACACTATCTATAATTGGGTGCAATTATGCTGATCAATATTAAAACATATTGCAAAAATCTATATATGAAATTCACCACAAATATGGTATTTCTCATAAATCAGTCCTATAAAGATAAGTATATCAATGCTTTAACGCATTACGATAATTTGTAATATGATATAAAAAGTACTTATTTGATAAAAAAAAAGTACAAAACGCTTTAAATTGATAAAAGGCTTTTTATATTTGCTTTTGTATTCATTATTTCAATAATAAAAACTATTAACATGAAAACTTTTAAAATTGCTTTTTTGTCCCTTATTACCTTAAGCCTATTTGCATGTTTTATGATCCTAGCTTTTAATTTTTTCGCTCCTTATTATTTACCTTATTAATCAAATTAATTACTTAACTAAAAAAAAATTACAACAATGAAAAATGAAAGGATACAAATTAAGGCAACTCCAAACCATAGTAAAAAAACTTTCACTATTAGATATTTCGATTATGGTAAATGTTATCTAAAGTTTAGAACTCTTAGGCTTAATCGTCAAGAATTTGAGGATTGCGAATATTTCACGCAGAATGATTGGAAAGATTGGATTAAAAATAATCAATGGTATTACAAAGTAAAATAATATCATTTATTCAAAAGAATTAACTAAAAAAAACTATAACAATGAGACACGTATTTAAATCAAATTGGGATTGCGTACACGAATACGCACAAAGGAATAACACACATGGCAAAAGCGGATCCATATTTTTTTATAATGATAAAATATATTCATATGGGTATCATTATTTGATGGCTGAATTTATTGACAATAATACCATATTAATAAATGATGTAGGCTATTCAGTTTCAACCGGAAAACACATAAATTTAGTTATTCAAGCTACAGGACATTATAAGCAATTTTTTGTCACTAAACATGAGTTAAAATATGTTTATAGCCATATAAAGAATTATTTATATCCAAAACTTATAAAAGCTAGAAAGCCATATATCTATTCTGATGAAATTGAATATTTGTGGAATTGCGTTAATGAATATCTAGAATATAGGAATTTAAAAGTAAAAAGATCAAAAGAATATAAATATATAAAAAGGCTTATAAATGAAATTAATTCCGATAACTTTCAAGAAAAGTTAACTCATGCTAGAATAAAAGTTTTAAAAGCCGAAAGAATAGCAAAAGAAAGAAAGGCAATTAAAGAAGCAAAAGAATTAAAAGACAACATCAAAAAATTTAAATCTTTTGAGAAAGGATATTTTAGAAGCAATGAACAATATTTGCGAATAAACGCAAATAATATTGAGACTAGCATGGGTGCAAAGGTTGACATTAAAGAAGCCAAAATATTATATAAATTAATCAAATCCGGCAAAGATATTAAAGGCTATAAAATTGACAATTTTACCGTAATTGGAATAAACGGCACTTTAAAAATTGGGTGCCACAATATTAATAAAATTGACATGCACGAAATTGGGGAAAAATTACTAAAACTAGAATTATGAGAATAGCATACAAATTTAAAATTAGTTCCAAATGTGGAACGCTACAAAATGAAAAAAGCTACTATACTACATTGGCTAAACTTTGCCGGATACATTCACTAAACTATCGTAAGTATCAAAGGTTGTTAAAATACAATGATTTTGTAACTTTCTTTGACCCGCTTAATAGTAGAAACATCATTGAAATTGAGCGGATAACTATTAAATAACAATCAAAAACTAATAAACATGAAAACTTATAATATTCAACCCGATCAACAACATGAATTATCAAATGTAATTAATAAGATAAGGTTACAAAATAAAGATAATTGGTATCAACTACATATAACAACATCAACCAATTTATATAAGATTAAAGCCTTTGACACATGGTTACAACTTATATACGTTTACAATAAAGATACTTTACAACTGAAATATACGGATAGTAGCCCCATGGAATTAAAGCCTACACAATTTAAAGACTTTATAAAGCACCGTATCATATAACTAATTGCACCGGATACATTAAGCCTTACAACTGACGTTGTAGGGCTTTTTTTATGCTTATTATTTAGGGCTGAGGGGGTGTTCCTTTTGCCCTGTTTTTCCCTAACCAATTTTAAAGCACTTTACATATTGATGTGAGGTGCTTTTTTGCATCCATACCCCATAAGCCAATTAGAGCCGATTTAAGCCACGTTCTCCAGGTGTGTGGTATCTTACCCTTGCTGAGCATAGATCGTGGCTCAGAGAGGCTTAAAATAGCCTTAGAAAGGATTTTAGCCTATCTTCTGCCCAATGCCCAATGTATTCTGCCCAATGCCCAAAGTATAAACGGCTGAGTTCGTGTATTCCTTACACTATGCTTAGTGTAGATCATACACTTACCCCCCCCCTATGGTGCCGGAAATGCCGCCTACCTTACCCTCCCCTTCAAATTTTCAAAATTTCATAGGGGATTAGAGTTTTTGGCTTGATTTTAGGTTGTTGGGATATGACCAATGTTTACATCTGAGCCTCTCTCGTTTGATTTAAGAGCTTTAAATTAAAAAGTGGGGTATAACTACCATTTTTAGGAGAAAGTCTCTTAGAGAGCAAATTAGAGGCATTCTGAGGCATTTTACGGATATGTTATGGATTGCATTTGTTGATTTTGGTTGCTTACATTCTGCCAAAGACTTACAATCCGTAAGTTCTTTGTCTTCATGTTTTATGAGAAATTAGTTGACGAGGCTTGGCGAGTCTACTAGGCAGGGGGTTGCTGGTTTAGTCTTGTGGTATAAAAGGGGGATGGCTATGAAGCCCCCTTTTACTGAGTTTTCTTTTTTTTCCTTTAGTTTTTTTTATTTAAAGTATAAGTTATAGTACAAGTTATAGTACAATAACTGTAATAGTACTGTTACATAGTTACTGTAATGTTACTATTACTGTAATATTACTATATTATAGTACTATAATATATTATGTTAGCTCAGCTATACACCTAGTTAGATTAAAAAAGTATGTGTTTGGGGTAGGGAATTTGGATTGGAATTTGTAGTTTTGGGATAAAGTTATTGAGCATGAATGAGGGTAGATTAAAGATTGTCATAGAAGATGAGTTTGGCACACCTATCCATTTCGAGTTGGACTTTGATGGTGTTGATGAGTTGGACAATGCTTTGGAGATGCTTAGCGACTCTATTGTTTTGATTGCTAGGAATAGAGAACCTGGTCATCACATAACGGAAGAAGAATAATGGAAAGAACTGACAAAAACACCGACATTACGCAAGTACCTACTTACTCCGGATTGCATGAGTATGATTCTGATGAGCCTAAGATAGATTGGAGGGAATTGATGTTTGTATCAGCCATATGTTTGTTCTCCATCTTCTTTGTTGCTTTTGCCATTTTCAACTTGTTTAAGCATAATTTATAGATTTTTTGTATCTTAGGATTTTGATCATTAAAATCTTATAGATATGAAAAAGTGTATGTACACCGGAGGTAAGAAAAAATCTTATTAAGAAATAGTTTATGCATTGATTTTATTTATGAAAGCCCTAGATTAAGTTCTTGGGCTTTTTTTTATATCTTTGTATATGATTAAGTCAATGTTTATACTGATTTATGTTTCTATTTTATCAATCTACCAAAAAATTAAGTTATGGATAAATTCCCTTGGAATACCACCTTCCTTGTGGCGTGGTTTATTATTGCCTTGTATGTTCTTTGTGGGCATATATCTGCTTTTCAGATTAGTTCTATTAGCATTCTTGACGTACTTACTCTTTTTGTCGTTGGTATTGTTGTTTTAGGCGTGTTCTTTCAGCTTTTAGGCAACTTTTTAACTTACTTACTATCGAAGAATGTCCGATAATCGCAAAAATAAAAATTACCGTAGGGGACTCACTAAGCAGAGGGTTGAGCAGATCAAAGAGATGGGTCGAAATTCTATCATCCATGTTGGTGAAAACCCTAATGTTGGTGCGCCTACTGGCTCTAGGAAGCTACTGACCAAGTTGAGTAAAGATGGCAAGTATTCCAAGCAAGAGGTCAGAGATACCTTCGCTATAGTGGCTTGTATGACCGAAGATGAGCTTGTGAGGGTTCTCAAAGATGAAACTTGTACTGCCCTGGAGAAAGTAGCTGCTAGGTGCTTCGATGAAGCTATCAAGTGGGGATCTTACAAGAAAGTCAAAGACATCATAGAGATGTTTGCCGACAAAGCTACTGCCGTTTCTACCTCTACCGTTGAGCATAAGGTTAATATTCCAGCTATCAACTTTGCTGACCCAGAGGCTTTGAGAAAGAAGATTAAGGGAGACAAGTTTGATGATGCGGAGATTGAAGAAGAATGAGCCATTTGTGAATTTCATTGGTTTAATACTAATATAGTGCAAGTAAATACGATAAAAAACACTGACTGTTTAAATTTTCTTGGTCAAATTAATGACGAGGTTATTGATTTAACCATAACCTCTCCTCCCTACAACTTAGGAGCAAAACATCATACTGGTGGTAAGATTTTTTCGGCTTACGATGAATACATCGATGAAATGGATGAATATGAATATCAGTCTCAGCAAATAAGGGTTTTAGATGAAATTTATAGAGTAACAAGGCAGGGCGGGAGCATAATGTATAACCATAAAAACAGAATTAGGGATAAAAAGCAAATAACGCCCTACGAGTGGCTATTGAAGACGAAGTGGACATTAAAGCAAGAATTGGTTTGGTTTAATCGTTCACAAAACTTTGATAAGTGCAGGTTTTATCCAATGACAGAACGAATTTATTGGTTATCAAAAGGCACGAACACGAATTTTATTAATACTATAAATCAACACGACTTAATACAAGATACCCCAGAGGGAACAAGTAAAGACCACAAGAGGGCGTTTCCTTTAAAATTAGTTAGAAGACTTATTCTTTGCTTTCCTGACGCTGAATTGATATTTGACCCCTACATGGGAAGCGGTACAACAGCATTAGCTGCCATTAAGGAAAAAAGAACTTACTTGGGTTGTGAGATATCTAAAGGTTATTGTGATTTAGCTAATAAAAGAATTGAGTGTCAAAAGTCGCAAGTTGAGCTATTTTAGAATAATAATTGACATATCAACTAATTATCTTTGGTAGAGTTAAACCCTAAATACAAGCAGATTTTAACTACCGACAAGAGGTACGTCATCATTACCGGTGGTCGTGGCTCAGGTAAGTCTTTTGCCATTTCAACTATAGCCAATTTAATAACTTATGAGAAGAAAAACCGTATTCTTTATTCCCGTTATACCCTCGTATCTGCTGAAATATCCATTATCCCCGAATTTGAGGAAAAACTTGAGCTTCTCAAGGTTGAAAAAGATTTTCAAGTAAGGAAGAATCAGATAGAGAACCTACAGACCGGTTCTGACATCCTGTTTAGGGGTATAAAGTCCTCTTCTGGAAACCTTACTGCCAATCTAAAGTCACTAAAAGGTGTTTCTGTATGGATTGTAGAGGAAGCCGAAGAGCTTGTAGAGGAGGACATCTTCGATAAAGTCGATTACTCTATCCGTTCTGCCCATGCTAGGAACTTGGTTGTCCTAATCTTAAACCCTACCACCATTGAGCATTGGATATGGAAGAGGTTTTTCGAGAAGTCGATGAAGTATGAGTATGTAGATGGCTATAAAGTACCTATTTCTACCCATCCGGAGGTATTGCATATCCATACGACCTATATGGACAACTTAGATAACTTATCTCCCAGTTTCCTTAACCAAGTAGACAGATTGAGGGAAGACCATCCTGACAAGTACCACAAGGTTATGCTTGGTGGATGGAGAGAGAATGACGAAGGTGCTGTTTTTAAGAATTGGGTGGAAGGACACTTTGACAATAACTTACCATACTGCTATGGGCTTGACTTTGGGTATTATCCAGACCCTCTAGCCTTTATCAAGGTTGCCGTAGATCATAAGAATAAAAAAGTGTACCTCCAAGAGAAGATATATGAAACCGAGCTGAGCAATGATGAGATAAAGAGAAAGGTGACTAGGAGCATAGATAGGATGACCGATCTTATTGCTTGTGACCACGATAAGAAGACTGTTGCTGAGCTAAAGAGTCATGGCTTGAATGTTAAGTTAGCTAAAAAGGGTAAGGTAAAAGAAGAGATTACCGCTCTCCAGGATTATCACCTAGTAGTTGATTATAACTCGAATGAAATAAAGAGGGAATTGAGGCTATACCATTGGAATGATAAGAAGTCTAGTATTCCTATTGATGATTACAATCACCTTATGGATGCTATGAGGTATGCTTTTAATGAACTAAGTAAAAGAAGAAAACTAGGTCTGAAGTTCTTTAATTAAAAAAGCCTCTCATCTTTATGAAAGGCGTTTCGATTATTTGAACACTTTTTAAACCCACAGGGTTAATAATTCTGTTAAATTAATGATAATTTTGTAAAAACACAATAACTGCAATGATTTTTATAGACATAACGGTAGGTTCTTTGATTAAGAAGGTGAAGAAGCACTACGAGGGTTTGAGTGGTATAGGCAGCATTTCTGGTATAGAGAAAGAGATGGCTCATTTTGTTTCTGAGTGGGGACTTACGGTAGCTGTAGACTTTAATGGCGGTATTACGTTGTTTCCTATAGGATGTACGTCATCATATAAGATTTTATGCCTAAATTCTAGCGGAACTACTGCCTTCTGCTTAAATGAGGGTTCTAGGTTGTCAGATGTGATTAAAGACTTGTCCGATCAATGTGTGCTAGATAAGATATGCCTACTAAAAAACGAAATTGCCAATATGGAGAGGCAAATAGAAAACAAAAGAAAAAAATTAGAACACATAAGATTGACAAGGCGATAAAAAATCCTTAGTATTGTAATTCATGTTGTAGTTTTTTTTTGTTAGTGAATACGATTTTAGAGGCATCTCCCCGATGTCTCTTTTTTTTTATTTTATAACTACTTTATTATTTACTATCTTTGACATGATAATTTATTTGGTGTATTAAGTACACTAATTAGTGACGAAGGAGCAAGTCGCTGAACTTTTTTTAAGAAATAAAAACTTTTAGAAATGAGTTTAGTATGCGCTTGTCCTTTGGCAGATCAAATGACATCCCTTCCAAGTGCTTGTCTTGAGGACTTGGGTGTTCCTGTAAAATTAATTCTTCACAGAACTAAGAATCCTTCTGGCTCAGTATATGCTTTTGATGCCAATGATGATGCTGGTGATGATACTGATGATCCAACAACAATTACGTTTTGGAATGTCTATACCGGTACTACATCAGATACTGCAGATGCAACGAAGTTTATCCCTACTCCAATAATCCATGCCGTAGAAATGAGTGGTGGAGAGCCTAGAGAGTACGGTGGAGGAAATGCTACTAAGGGTGGTATTCCAATCGTTAGAGGTTCTGAGTTCGTGCAAGTTAATGGTGAGTTCTTGAGAGTAAATCAGCAGTTGATTACTGTTCTAAAGACTTACTCTTGTGAGGATGGCAACCTAAGTGCTTTCTTCGTACACGAAGGAGGTCAGATTTCTGGTATTGTAGATTCTCAGTCATCTCCTACTACCTTCAGAGGATTCCCTATTCAGTCTTGGCACGTTGGTGATAAGATGATGGGTCAGAGAGATGGTATTGATAAAAATATGGTTAGATTCTCTTTAGAGGAGGATTACAGTAATCTTCTCTACGCATTTTCTCCGGCTGGTACATTTAACCCTGTAACAGACCTATAATAGAGCAAAATGCCTAGAACTAAGAAGAATCACATATTATATCACGAGGTTATTGCTCCTGAGGGTAGAGAGTTTAAGGATGGTAGGCAGAGAGACTATCTTTTATCAAAGCCTGGATGGCAGTCAGAACCTATTGAAGTAAAGGATGCCAATACTCAAGGAACAGATATCGGAGATATTAGCGGAGAAGAAGAATAATCGCTTTTTACGAGAGGCAGTTGATCAACAAGATCGACTGCTTTTTCATACCGAAAATGTTAATAGGAACTCAGCACCAAGATATTTAGCAATCTTCTTGGAGAAAGTGAGAAGCCTTTTGACTGAGGATAAGCAAAAGACCTTCATCAAGCTAATGGACTTTCCCTTAGATACCACTAAGACGGTAGATGAGGTGTATCGGTGTTTGGCAAAGGTATTTGATGGCGTAGATCCCATATATCGCCTTATATTCAGAAGTGACTCCGGAGACTTGCAAGGTGATGCTTTGCAATACTTGGAAGACCAGTTCGGATTTCCTCAAGAGCTTAGAAATTACTTTTACCGGCTATTTAAGACATCCATAAATTCAGTATTGGTTGTTGGTCTACCGGAAGAGCAAGACTCTACTAGACCAGAGCCATTTGTTTATGATGTTGATATAAGTCAAATAATAGAGTTCGATGAGGATGAAAGGGGCAACTTTAATTACTTGATATACAAGAAGGATGCGGAAAACTATTGCATTATAGATGATGAATCGTACCGTATTTTCAATCTAACCAATGGTGCAGTAGATATTACAGAACAGACGGAGCATAATCTTGGTATGTGTCCTGTGACTTGGTTTTGGAACGATAAGCTGGGTAACTGCGTGACGGCAAACTCACCTCTAAGTATGTACTTAGGTTCGCTTGATGACCTTCTTTTCGAGAAGACTAATACCAAGTATGCTAAGTTATATGCTGCATATCCTATCTATTGGGGATATAGTGGAGAATGTACCTTCGAGGATGCCGATACGGAGTGCCACGAGGGTTATCTCAAGAATAAGACTGCTGACACCTACTTGAGAAAGGCTGGTCAGCCGATAAAGTGTCCAAGTTGTAACAACAAGGTTGGTGTAGGAACATATATAAGCGTTCCATTCCCTGACGGAGAGGACATACCGGCAATTAAAGCTCCGGTAGGTAAGTTGGATGCCGATGTGAAAGGCATTAAGATGCTTAGGGAGGATGTAATGAATCTGGAAAAAGAGATTTATAAGGGTATTACCAATGACCTTTATAATCCTTCAGACTATGAGGCTATGAATGAGACTCAGATCATGTCTATATTCGATGGTGCTGAACAGACCTTGCTCACCCTACAGAAGCATTTTGAACACATTGAGAAGTGGGTCATTAACACTTGCTTAAAGATACGGTACCAAGATGCCTTTGACCACTACTATGTAAGCTATGGTACCAAGCATTATGTATTTAGTGCCGATGTGTTACTTATGGCATATAATAAGGGTTTGAGGTCTGGATTCTCAGAAACTATCTTGGATAGTATTTATCAAAAGTATTTGGAGGCAGAGCATAAGGATAATCCGAGAGGCTACCGTAGGGCTAAGATAATGTTTGAATTAGAGCCTTTCAGACACTCTAAGAGGGATGAAGTTCTTTCTTTGGTGAAAGAGGGTGTTATAGATAAATCTGAGGCATATATGAAGATTAATTTCAGTTCCTTGATATCTAGGTTTGAAAGAGAGAATGGTTCTCTTGAGGTATTTGGCAGTATGTCAGACCAACCTATGAGGCAATTAATAGAGTCTATTAGAGCTAGGATTCAGACCTATTTACCTGTAGTTAATTAATTTTTATAAATAGTGTTAAAGTGATTATATTTGCCTTAGTGTAGTATTTACACTATTTAATTAATAAAAAAGTTATGGGAAGAGGAAGACCAAGAAAACAATCACCGGAAAAGCCAGTTGTTGAAGAAGTTGTAGAGAACTATGACAACGACAACGAGGTAGAAAAAGTAAAAGTGGATGCTATCTTAAAGAAGGGAGATAATCCAAACATTGCTCAAGTTAGAATTAGAAGGATTGGAGTAGATGAGGTAACAGGAGAGCCATTGTTCAAGCCATTTGTATGCACCTTTAATTATCAAGACTACAAGACTTTCTTGAAGTTGGGAGGATTAAGGATAAGCAATGGAAAGAAAATAGGTGTCTTTAACAGTCATCTTATTCTTGAAGAAGTGTATTTACCTGACGGATTTCCATCTTATGAAGAGTGGAAGCAATCGAAGGGTATTGTTTAATAAAAAAGAGTAATTAATGCTAACCACCAATGAATTAAAGAGTCAAGAAGCGTTAAGTGGATTGACAGACGAGCAATATGATGCTATTGCCGGAATATTGAAAACGACAGTAGATAAAGCTGTGGCAGTTCAACTCAGAGAGACTCACGATATGTACGACAAAGACATTCGTGAGATTACTGGCTTAGATAAGCCTATTGACAAGAAGAGCTACGAGTTTAATCGCCAAGTGTTGTCTAGTTATAGGGATAATGTGGAGACTTTGAAGTCTGAGGTTGAGAAATATAAGTCAGACATTGCAGAGTTGTCTAATAAATCTCCTGACGATGCTTTAAGATCAGAGTTAGAGAGTGCTAAGAATAGCATTCAAGCTCTAAACGATAAGATTAGCGAACTTAACATGGCGCATAAGTCTGAGCTTGAGAATATGCAGAGACAAAACTTTGAGGCTAACATAAATAGCATTCAGAGTGGCGTTTTATCTCAGCTAAAGTTTTCTGATAACTATGATAGCTTCGCCCAGGATAGTTTCAGCAAACAAGCGATAGCTGAAGTGATGTCTATGGGTACTCCGCAGATAAGTCAAGTGAATGGCAAGGATGAGATTGTTTTTGTCGATGAGAACAATACTCCTATTGCTGATCCTTCTGACATTACTAAGCCATTGACATTTAGCAAGGCGGTAGTCGGAAAATTGTCGAATTATCTTGTCGGAAATGACAAGAAGTCTGGTCTTGGCAATAAAGCGAAGCCGGATAACACATCTAGGTCGAATGGAAATTTCTCTACAAAGGTAGAGGCAATGAGATATATTGAAGACACTCTTGCTACTCAAGGCGTTGCCTATGGTAGTGAGCAGTTTCAAGAACGGAAAGATGCGATGTATAAAGAACTTGGCGTAGGAGAATTGCCGGTTCGATAGAAATATTTTTTCGTGGTGTAAAAGAGCAAAGCACCTAATTATTTTTTAAACCTTTAAAAACTTACGAAATGAGTTTGTTAGCAACAAGGGTGCAAGAATTTAGGATTGCTTCACCCGAAGCCTCGAAATATACCACGAGGACAGGAAGAGCAGGTTGCTTTGATGCCTTCGTTATGGGCAATTCTGAGCCTGACTCAATTATTACTCCAGAGATGCTTGAGAAAGCAGCTATATCTTCTGGAAGGGATATTAAAGTCCCAGTATTTGATTCTGAGACAGTAACCGTAGCTACTGGTACTGGACCGGTTGTTATTGCTGATGATGAGAATACATCTGCTCTAATGAGCGTTACAAAAACCATTTACTCTTGGGGTTTCACTATTGTTCCGGCTAGATACGGCAACAACGAAATCAAGATGCAACAAGACTTTAACAGAAAGTTCAAGAAGTATCTTGACCAGATCATTGATGATTTGGATGCTGCTGCTGCTTCTAATTTGAACACCAACAAGTCTCAGGTATTTGCCGACACTTTGGTACATACTAATGCTTCAAATGTTATTCAGTCTACACAAGCTAATAAGGACAGACTTTATTCTGACCTTTCTGTTATCATGAAGGCTAATAAATATTTTGGCGCACCTTACCGACTTATCACTAATGCTGGTGGTGAGGCTATCTTGAGACAACAAGAGAAGTATGGTCAGTTCAATGAGGTAAATAAGACTCTTGAGTATGCTGATAAGACTCAGCATTTCTCTCAAAACATCTCTAATGGTGCAGGAGTAGAGGCTACCGGTTATATGGTTAACTCTGGATCTCTTGGTGTTTTGTTCACTCACGAAGCTGATTCAATCTTGAGAACGCAGTTGGCTGATGGTACAGAGTGGGGTATAGATACTCTTCCTGTTCTTAACGTGCCAATTTCTACTTACTACTACGAAGGAAGGGCTGACAAGTCTGCTCTTGGTGGTGCTGAAACGGCTCACCTAGAAAGAACGGCAGTACAGTCTTATGGTTTCTCTATGGAAGTTGCCCTTATCAATGCTTACATTGATGATTTGACTACTGTAGCTGCTCCTATCGTGAAGTGGGAAGTTACCGATGCGTAATGGATAACTGAAAGGTGATTTGGTTAGTTTGATAACTTTTTGAAGGGGGAGGGATGGTTATTCTTTCCCCTTTCTTCAATAAATATCCATTATGATAAATTATAGCACTATAAAGGCAGCTTTTCTTCCAAAGATCGGATGGAGACAGAATGTTGATCCGAATAAAACTCAGCTTGTAGACCTTACCACATCTACAAGTGGTTTATATTATAATGATGCCCATCCTCTTTTAACACCTAGATTGCTGGAGGCTTTAGCCTTTGATGATTCTCAAGTGACGTATAGTTCTTATGGGGCTGGAACGGAGTATAGTTTTGGTGAAGTGGTAGAGAGTTCTGGAACGAATTACATATACATTAATCAGACGCCAAGTACAGGCAATACGCCTCCCAATTCTACTTATTGGAGGGAGTACGAATCTTTAACAGAAACGCTAAGACAAGAGACAGAAGCCGGTATAGTAAAGTGTGTATCGGATTGGTTTAATAAGAAGAGTAAGCTCCAGACGGCAAATAACTTGCTTTCTAATGAGTATATGGTTAAGACTACCGGAGACATAAGTGATACTACTGCCAATAGTGGCAAGACGAGGTTTATAGAGATTACTCCACCGCAGAGTCTTAATTTGAAGTTTGAGCCTTATAAGATAGGTCTTCAATTTACTGTTGCCGAGAACATCCCAATAAAGATATTTAAGTCTGGACAGTCAGCCCCGATACACACCGAAACATTTGCATATACCAATGCCAATTCTATGCAATGGTTTGACTTAGACGTAGAGTTCGAGGGTGGATTCAGATATTGGATAACGTATAATGAGTCTGACATAACTGGAGATTCCATCAATGGTCTTGTCGATAGAGGTTACTATCAAGACTACATTACTTTTCCTGTGGGTAAGTTCTATGATGCCGTAGGGGGCTATCACAGTAATGACAATGATGCCTTATGGGATCTTACTGAAAACACCTATAACGTGGTGAATAACTACGGTATGAACTTTAAGGTGAGGGTACAATGTGATTACACTCAGTTCATTATAGACCAAGCCGATGAGTTCTTAATACCGATGCAGTTGAGTGTTGCTATGTATGTACTTAGGAAACTAGCTTTGAATCCGGAAGCTAATGTCAACAGAAGGGAGAATAAGATAGATACTGCTCAGATATTGTATGAGATAGACGGAGATTCGAGAGGTAATAGCCTAGTGAATAGAAGTATGAAAGTGCAATATGAGGAAGCCTTAAATTCTATCGCCTTTGACAATAGTGGCGTTGATGAGGTGTGTCTTCCATGTAGGAGGCGAGGTGTTAAATATAGTGGGATATGATAAGTCCTTTCAAGAAGATAGCTCGTAGGATAGAGACTTTTGACAGAGTTCAGAGGGATAGGATTATTATCAAACACTTGAAGGAATTAGAGGCTGACATTATTGACTTAAATACAGAACAATTAAGGGAGAGGGGTGAGACATCAGATGGCGTTAAGATAAAGTCTTATCAGCCATACAGTCCGAATACGTCAAAGTTTCCTGGTAATCAAAGTAAAACACCGACTGCAAACGTGACTCTATATGCTGAGGGAGACTTTCAAGGGGCTTTTGAGGTGAGGTTTGGCAATGATTGGTTTGCTATCTTTTCCAATGATGATAAAGCCCCTGCTTTAGAGCGCAAATATGGTAAAGAAATCTTCGGTCTAACTGAGGAATCTAAGCGATATTTATTATCTTTGTTTAAGGATGATTTTGTAACTGATTTTAGAGATTATCTGCTAAGATGAATGTACCTAGTAAAGCTGATGCTCGTCTATTAGATGTCCCTTGCGACATAATAGCTTCCACACTCAATACGAGACTGTCTTGGTTGAATAATGCTTATGGTAGATGTGAGAAATACATCAATGCCGTAGAGGTAGGAAGTGATGAGGTATATCCGGCTATTTATGTTGGAGGCAGGGCAGATGATTCTTATCTTTTACTGCTCCCAGACCAAGACTTAGGTAATTTCATGTTTATAGATGTTGAAACCAGCCAATCATTTCAGACTACCCTTACGGATATGGATTTTGATGTAAGGGTATCTCTGATATTTTGGTTTGACTATAGAGATGTTTATCCATCTGACCACGTTAATCGTACTATTGATAATATCAAGTACGACATACTCACCGAAATTAAAAAGGGGTTCAAAGGCGTTAAGCTAGAACCCTATATGGTACACGAAAGCTCAAAGGAGATATACAGTACCTTTTCGACTCGTATTGCAGATTCTTACCTTCACAGAGAGGGTTTGAGGTCTGCCTTGATGCGACCTTATGGTGGTCTAAGGGTGGATTGTAATTTGCGATATGTCGAAACTTGTTGATAGATGAAGCAAAAGATTAATGGCAACTATGTAGAGTTGTATGACAGTATGGAAAGCATGAATATTATGAGGTATATCCTTTATAATAGATATGTGATGATAGATGCTGGTATTGGCTCAGATATGGATAGCATAGTAAATCATTTTGCCAACCTACAGAGGTTTATACTGAAGGAGGACAAAGAGAATGCTCTCAAGGAGATGGTTAATATGAGGCAAAACATGATATTTGCCGTCAATATGAATAGTATGGAGTTTATGGCATTTGCTTCCTTAGTAAAGTCTATCAATGGAAAGAAATATCCGAATAAGCTGTCTGAAGATGACATCCATGATATTATGGAAGACCTTAAAAGTAGGGACTTAACGATTGGCAAGATGAAGGAGTGGCTCACCGAAGTAAAAAAAAAATTAAAGACCGAGCAAGAACTCTTTTTTCCTTCAATGGTAAACCCTCTGACATCTCTTGAGTATTTTTCTCTTTTAAAGAAGAGGGCATTACTGATGCTTGATAAGATAGATGGAGAAGATACTACTGAAGATATTTATGTTGTCGAAGAGCAGCTTTATGGTACATACACGCCTAAGACGTATGGGGGCAAGGATGGAGAAGAGGTAAAGTATGTGAAAAACTTTAATGAAACGCTTATAAGCCTTTCAAAATACTTAGGGATTGATGCTTCTAATCTTACTGCATTAGAGTTCTATCAAGGTCTTGAGTTGGCAAAGAAAGAGGCTAAAGAGCATAAAAAGATAATGGCTAAGAGATGACACTAATAAAGACATCCGACTTTTTTGATGATGGGTATAAGAAAGACCTCAAGGAAATTGCTGAACAATGGCGTAAGCTAGGCGAGGATGTTAGAGCCGTCGCTAAGTTGTTACAAGCTGCTGGTAAGGGGGTAAGGAAATCATTAGAAGAAACAAGTACAAGCACATCTGGAGGTCAAGATCAGATCAAGAAGATGTCTAAAGAAATCCAGCAATTACAAAGAGTTATATCACGATTTGAGATGGCAACTAGTGAGGCGGGTAAAGCCCAAGCCTTTTGGAATGAGCAAACTAGAAAGGCAAACTATAAAAACAAGATTGCTGCTCAAGAAGTAATGGCTAAAGCTGGAAGTTATAAGCAGTTATCGGCACAATTAAAGATTGCGGTAGATGAACTCCAGTCAATGGAAATAGTTGAATCTAAAACAAGTCAAAGAGGTAAGGAGTTAAGGAAGGAGGTTGATAGGCTCAATAAATCCATTACAGACTTTGATAAAGAGATGGGTAATTACAGGCGTAACGTAGGAAACTACAGCTCGGCTCTCAAAGGTGCTAAGTTACAGACTGACAATTATGGAAAAACAGTAAAGAATGTTACTGGACTTGTTAAGCGTTTTGTTGCGGTATATTTAGGATTTGAGGCATTTAGGAGTGCCGTAAGGATTACTAGAGACTTGACGGTTCAAACTGACTCACTAAGACTTGCATATAGTAAGATTATTCCTGACTCAGGCAAGTTGGCTAAAACTAATGCCTTCTTGTCGAAGACGGCAGAGAACTATGGTATAGACATAAATAGTCTTCGTAAGAATTACTTACGTTTTACGGCAGCATCAAGGTCTACCAACTTGTCTATGGAGGAAACTCAAGCCATCTTTAATTCTGTAGCCAAAGCTGGTTCTGTGATGGGATTGGAGGCGATAAGGATGGATAGGGCGTTTAACGCATTGGAGCAGATGCTTAGTAAGGGAAAGGTCAGTTCAGAGGAATTAAGGCAGCAGTTGGGTGATTCATTGCCAGGTTCAATGGAGATAATGGCTGATGCCTTAGATGTTACAACCCTTGAGTTATCTAAGATGCTTGAAGAGGGTAAGATACTTTCTGAGGATGCGTTACCTAAGTTTGCTAAGCAGTTGGAGATTACTTATGGTATTCAGAATTTGACTAGGGTGGAGAACCTTGCTGCTTCTCAAGGTAGATTAAAGACTGCCATTATAGAGCTTGTAGATGCGATGGAGACTACTGGAACATTCAGGGATTTCTATACCGCTATGGCTGATGGCGTTAAGTTTATAGCGAGGAATGTAGATGCTATAAAGAATTTAATTAAATCTATTACCGCTTTAGGCATTGCTTATGCTGGGCTTAATTTTGGGGCTTTTATTTCATCTATTAGATTGACCAGAATTGGGATGCTTAGGCTTATTGTTACTATTAAACAGGCAGTAGTTGCCACAAAAGCCTGGAACCTTGCATTGCGATCAAACCCATTGGGAATAATGATTACCGGATTGTCTACCGTAGCAGGTCTTTTATTTGCATTTAGGAATGAACTTGCACCAACAAATACGGAATTAGAAAGGACTAATCGCATATATTCTGACTTAAACGAACAACTTAGAGAGAATATTAGGCTTAACGAAGAAAAGAAGCCCGAAGATAAAGAGTCTATTGCCGATTTGACAAAAAGGACTACAGAAGAGTGGAAACAAGCAAAAATTCAAGAGATAAGGTTGAAGATGCGAGAAAAGGAGGCTCAGATAGAGAGGCTTTCCGGTGTAATGCAGTCACCTGGAATTGCTAGAGCTTTGGCTATGGCAAGGAGCGAGTTGAGCGGTTTATCTAAAGAATTGAAAGAAGTGGCTTTGGTTGATCCACTAGGAGAAATGGGAAGGTCTACTCTTTTCTCACAAGGTCAATCTAATAAAAAAACCAAAGATGACGATACCACCCCTCCGGCAGATGATGAAAAGGCTGCTGCATTTAAGAAAGAGAGAGCTATTATAGATACGATGGAAGATGGCTTTGAGAAAAGGAAAAGACTTCTAAAGCTAAATCGAGACGAGGAAGCATGGGAATGGAGGGGGCATAAAGATTTATTGATTCTTATAGAAAAAAAGTACCAACGAGAACTTGCAGAGCTTGAAGAGGGTGAAAAATCTGGAGTAATAAAAAGGAATATTGCGGAAAGATTAGCTGAAATAGAATTACAAAGAATTTATGTACAATCTGCCGAAGAAAGTTTTAAGAAAATAGAAGCGTTGAGGAGACTTGATCTTGAAAAAGCTGAATTGATTAGAGATCGAGATATTCTTAACGCAAAAGAAGGAAGTAGTGATAAGTTTGATGCCGAACAAGAGTATTTAAAACAGAAACTTGAGATAAATATTAAAGCATTAAAAGATATAAATGATTTACAAGACAAATATGATAAAGAAGGAGAAAAACGTGATAAGGAAGAATTAAGATTAAAAAAAGAACAATTATCTATAGAGCTTGAAATAGAAAACAACAAAGTTAAAGCACAAAATCTTGACAAGCTACAAGAAGAATTGGAGCTTCTCGGAAACAAAATTAGGTATTTGAGGGAACTGAAGGACTTAGCAAAGACAGATGATGAGCAGAGGCTAATTCAGTCTCAGATAGATGCTGCTGAATCAAAGTTTATTGCTAAATCTACTCAAGGTGTTGATGCGGTCGGCAAGACTAAAGATGCTAAAATATTTGGGTTTAGTTTAAGGAAAGGCATTAAAAAATTGTTGCCAGAAGAAGTAGCAGGAGATGAGAAGAAAGTAGATAGAGCATTTGAAGCCGTTGTTAGTGGATTTGCTTTAGCCAAAGATGCTATGACTGACTACTATAGAACGGCAATACAATTATCTAATGAGTTGGTTCAACAGAGAAACCAAGAGGTGGCAAGTGCAGAGAGAGCATTAGACCGAGAGATAGCTTCAAGGAATGCTGGATATGCCAACTTTGTTGATGATGCTCAGAAGAGGCTCGACCAAGCAAAGAAAAATCAAGAGGAAGCACTAAGGCAGAGACAGGCGTTTCAGAGGCAACAGTTGATTGCCGACAGTATATCACAAGCGAGTGGTCTTACATCTGCTGCGGTTAATATTTTTAAGCAGTTTCCTTTTCCTCTTGGGTTAGCATTCGTTGCCCCTATGTTTGGTGCATTTGTAGCTGCTAAGGCAAAGGCGTTTGAGCTTACTCGCCAAAATTTTGCAGAAGGTGATTTGAGTATTATAGGAGGAGGAAGGCATGGTAGTGGTAATGATACGTTGGTAGGTTTCTCAGGCGGTAGGGCGCAATTTGCTGAGCAAGGCGAGGCGAGAATGATATTGTCAAGAAGGGTTACTGCTAAGTATAAGGATGTATTGCCTGACTTATTTGAATCCCTTAATAGAGGTACTTTTGACATAGATGCCTTGAAGGGTACTAATAGTCCAATACCTTCATTAGTCGTTAATGCAAGAACAGATACGAGTAGAATGGAGAAAGAGTTGGTAGCCATCCGTAGGCAAGGAGAGACTCAGACAATATATGACAATGGTAAGAAAGTTGTTATCAAAGGAAACCGAATAAAGAGGTATGTATAGGTGGAAGTTGCAAATATACAATTCTACTTATGATGTAAGTCCTACTTACTCTAATGCTGCCGTAAGTGAGGAACGAGAGGAAGGTTTTATGTTTCTTAGAAAGAAAATGCCCAATATAAGGCTTACCGGTAGGGATTTCGATTTAGTCAATGATGGTTCTATAAGGTATCAGTACATACTTATTTTAGAGGAATTGATAGATGGAGACTATCAAGAGGTTGTGAGGGGTAAGTTTTCTAAGCTAGATTGCAAGATAGATGCTGATGTAAGGAGTTTAGAAGTCACTCCGGTTACCGTTGATAGGTACACTACTTTCTTGGAGGGTTTGGATATAGAGTATGATTTCTTGAAGTATAATCCGGGAACTCTAGATGTTCGTTATTTAAAGTTTCCAATACTACAGTTATATCAGCCTGGATCCCTAAAGATTACAAATATAATAGGGGGTAGGTATTGGGAGCAAGATTGCAAGGTAGTTTCTGAACATAGGACTCTTGTCGATGACTATAAATTTAGTGAAGACGATTTTACCAAGATGTTTATAGCTGGTGTTGGGGAGAATCCTGTTCCTGATGTTACTGGAGAGTATGTAGATGTCTTTGTAGACCTAGATGGTCTTGGTAGTGGCAAGGATGTTTTTACAAGGTTGTCTGACAGTCGTTATCAGATAATTGACTATGGCGTTGTTTTTGACCCTGACGTAACAGGTGATGTGGGGGCGGACTTAGACCAGCATCCTGGCAACTTAGCTTTCACCATTCCATCTGCTACTCTTACTGATGATGATTTTAATTCTGAATGGCAAGTTGGTAGTAAGACTTGTTATTATATAGGTTATGATCCTGACCTTGACAAATACTGCTTTAGGAATGATAAAAATAATGCACTACCAACATTTCCTACAGGTGGCACTCTTGTTCATGTGTCTGGAGCTACCAATACTGGCAATCAAGTATATACGGGAAACCCTAATAGTGGTCAAGTCTATAGGATGACTATTTATGATACCGTTGGTGCAGATTATGTATATCTTGCTCCAGTTAATAAGCCATTGAATGAAATACCTACTTATAATAAGGGTGTTGTTTTTACTAGTAGGACAAGTGATAGTCAGGTTAAATTGTTAGTGCATCACGTTTATTCTCGTGTTTTGTGCGATTCTCTCTTACAACTTGGAGTTTTGGGATTAGCTCCGTTAGGGTATGATAAGCCAGATGATGATATAACACCTCCAAATGATAATTATAAATATGCTGCTCCAATATCATTGAATGCTTCTCAGTTTGTTGTTTCTGATGAGAACTCTGTAGCGTTAGATGTTTTCGGCATTTTTTCTGATGATGCTCTTTATTTTTCGGGTAATCATTTTTCAAGACCGAGTGCTGATACTGATAATTCATTAATTCCAGTCAATTCAGATGAATGGACAGAGCAGAGCTTTTGGTTCGATCATGATGCAGCGACAAATTTATTACAGTCTATAACACAAACTATAACTCTTAGGCATGGTTATAAATTAGCTAATGTTATATCAGTTCTTTTGGGACAGATAGATAGCAACCTTACTCATCAAGAATTAGAGGCATATAGTGATTATTTATATGGTTCTTCTAATCCTATAAGGAGTTCACAG